GATTATGGAACAACTAATGTTTCAACAGCAACTACAAGAATTGCACAACAATCATTAACTTGGACTGGTTCTATTACTGGTAATATTAATGTTGATGATACAATTACTGGTGGTTCTTCGGGTGCAGTTGCTTATGTTGACTCTATAGATACAGATAATAATACAATTCGTTTCCATCAGGAAGCTGCAACTGGTTATACAGATTTTGCACCAACCGAAACAATTACTGCTTCAAGTGGTGGTTCGGTAAGTGTAACAGCAGTAAATGATCCTGAGGTTGATAAGTTTACAGGCGAAGTTTTATATATTGAAAACAGATCTGCAGTTAATCGTGCTACTGATCAGATCGAAGATGTTAAATTAGTACTTGAATTTTAAGGTTTAAAACATGGCTATAGATTTTAATACAGATCCGTATTTCGATGATTTCGATGCTGCTGGATCAGACGGTCTCACTCCTCAACAAAAATATTATAGGATATTGTTTAGACCCTCTGTTGCAGTTCAAGCAAGAGAATTAACTCAATTACAAACCTCACTTCAAAATCAAATCAGTTCATTTGGTGATCATGTATTTGAAGATGGTGCAATGGTTATTCCAGGTCAAACAGCACTTGACCAAGAATATGGATTTATTAAAGTCGAAGATAACTATAACGTAACAGTTGATGTTGAGGCTTACAGAACAGAATTTGTAGGCACAACAATTACAGGCCAGACTTCTGGCGTTCAGGCTAAAGTAGTTGGTTCTACTGCTCGTACTCAAAGCGGTGATCCTATTACTTTGTTTGTTAAATATTTAAATAGTGGTACAGATAACGAGACGAAACAATTTCAAGCTGCTGAATTAGTATTATCAGATGGATCTACTCCAAGATATGCTGAGATTCAAGCATCTTCTGAAACTCCGGTTGGGTTTGGAGCTGCAGCTAAAATTGAAGCAGGTATTTATTATATTTCAGGTACATTTGCTTATGTTACATCTCAAACTTTAGTACTATCTAAATACACAACAGATCCAAGTGCAAGAGTTGGTTTAACAGTTACAGAATCAACAGTTGATTCAACAACCGACGCTACACTAAATGATAACGCAAATGGCGCACCTAACTATGCTGCTCCTGGTGCTCATCGTTATAAGATTACTCTTACATTAGATTCAAAAGGTTTAACTGATACAGATGATGAAAACTTTGTTGAATTATTAAGAGTTGAAAGCGGAAGAATTACAAAGAAAGTACGTGCTACTGAATATTCGGTACTTGAAGATACACTCGCTAGACGTACTTATGATGAATCAGGTAATTATACTGTTCGTCCATTTAATATTGATGTAAGAGAAGCATTAAATAATGGATCAAATAGAGGTATTTACACTGCTGATGATACAGAATCTGCAGTTGAAAATGGTTCATTACATACAGATCAATTAGAAGCAGATGTTGCAGTTGGTTTCGAACCAGGTAAAGCTTATGTTCGTGGTTATGAAATTGAAACATTATCAACTAATTATGTAAGAGTTGATAAAGCAAGAACAACAGAACAGGTATCAAATCAGGTAATTGCATTTACTCTTGGTAACTATACACTTGTAGATAACGTAACTAATTTCCCAAATGTACAAAACTTCGATCTATTAGATTTAAGAGATGGTGGTACAGTAATTGGTACTGCAAGAGCAAGAGCATTCGAACATCATAGTGGTACAGTTGGTACAACAGGTGCACAATATAAGTTATATCTGTTTGATATTCAAATGTCAGCACCAAACGTATTTACTTCAGTAGATGAAATTCGTTTAAATAATTATGGTAGTGGTGACTTTACATCTTCAACAGTTTTAGATGGATCTTCAAACGCACAATTATTTAATACAGGTAATAATAAATTATTATTCCCATTATCTCGTTCAGTAATTGAAACAGTTAGATCATCAGATCCAGCAAATCCAATTGATACAATTATGACAGTAAGAACTGTTGTAACCGCATCTTTATCATCAGGTAAAGCTTCATTTACTCCTGATACTGCTGAAACATGGTTAAGCCCTTATTCACCGGCAGATTATATTGTATCAGATGCATCAGGTAATATTTACGATATGTCAGTTACAGATGGTGCTGTAAATGCTAATAATACAACTGGTGCTCGTCTTTATATCGATGCAGTTACAGATGACTTAGGTATTGATTTAAGTGGTGCTGGATTAACAAACGAAACTATTACAGTACTTGCAACACTTACTAAATCAGCTTCACAAGAAAAAGGTAAAGACCTTAAGACTAATCAACAAACCGCTGTTACAACTCCAAATACTGTTGCAAATGGTTTTGATTCAATGGGTAAAGCTGATATTTACAGATTAGTTGCAGTATATGATTCAGAAAATTCTGGTACAGATGCAACAACTTCGGATTTAGATATTACTGAAAGATATGAATTAGATAACGGTCAACGTGATAACTTCTATGATCTTGGTCGTATTAAATTAAAATCTGGTTTTGCAGCTCCAACTGGTAGAATCCTAATTGTATTTGATTACTTTGATCATTTAGATTCAAATAGAGATTATTTCTCTGTTGATTCTTATGCTGGTCAAATCGATTACGAAGATATTCCAACATATAATCTTGGCGGTGAAGATATTCAACTTAGAGATTATTTAGACTTTAGACCACGTGTTGATGATTCTGGTACACAATTCACTGGTACTGGTGGTGAATTAACTAAGATGCCTAAGATTTCATCTAACATGTATGCTGACTTTAGATATTACCTCCCGCGTATCGATAAGATTTATGTAGATCCAAAAGGTGAGTTTAGAGTATTACAAGGTGTTCCTTCAACTAATCCATCGGTTCCTACTGATCCTGATGAAGGAATGGTAATTTACACTATCGAACTTGGTGCTTATACATTTGGTCCAACTGATGTTTATCCTACGTTCATTGATAACAAACGTTATACAATGCGTGATATTGGTAGACTTGAAAAGAGAATTAATAATTTAGAATATTATACTTCACTTTCATTACTTGAAAAAGAAACAGCTGACCAACAAATCTTAGATTCAAATAATGTAGATAGATTTAAGAATGGTTTTGTTGTAGATCCTTTCTATGGTCATAATGTTGGTAATCCTTCAGATCCTGATTATCATATTTCAGTTGATTCAGAAAAAGGTGAAGCACGTCCTCAATTCTCAGAAAGTAATGTAAGATTAGATTTAAATGCTACATTATCTGGTACTGCAGGTACAGATTATCAAATTACTGGTGATGTTCTTTCATTACCATATACACATAGCGCTATTATCGAACAACCTTATGCATCTGGTACAGAAAATGTAAATCCATACGATGTATTCCAATGGGTTGGTGCTATCGATATGTCACCATCACAAGATGAGTGGAAAGATACAGAAACAAGACCTGATCTAGTTGTAGATAATCAAGGTTTATTTGATGTTGTAAATACACTTGCAGATGCTGCTGGTGTAACAGGTACAGTTTGGAATGAATGGCAAACACAATGGACTGGTAGAGAAACAATTTCTGTTTCTGGTACTCAACGTTCTGGTCGTAGATTATTCCAAGAAATTATTACAGCACAACAAGGTGTTCAAGCAAGATCTGGTTTAAGAACTTCAATTGCACCTGATACAATTCAAACATCATTTGGTGAAAGAGTTGTTGATATTCGAATGATACCATTTATTCGTTCACGTCGTGTTAAGTTTAAAGCTACACGTTTGAAACCGAATACTAAGTTCTATTCATATTTCGAAGATATTAATGTATCAAATTATGTTAAGCCTATTTTAGAAGCAGACTTTGTACGTCACACTGATACTCCTGTTGAAGTAGAACCATTAACTGATACAGAATTAGAAGGTCGTCATCCAGACTTAACAGCAACTGATATCACAAATAGTACAAATGCTATTATTTCAGATGCTACTGGTACAGCGTATGGTGAATTCTATATTCCAAATACTGATTCAATTAAATTTAGAACAGGTGATAGATTATTCTTATTAGTAGACGATGAAGATAATAATCGTGGTGCTATTACATCATCTGCAAGAGCAGTTTATTCAGCTAAAGGTTTAGTTGAAACAAGACAAGATGTTGCAGTAAGACAGCCAACTTTGGTACAAGAAAGTGTATCACAAACTAATACAGTTACAGTATTTAATACAACTCAAAGAACTGTAGGTTGGGTTGATCCATTAGCTCAAACATTTATGTTAGATATCGAGAATGGTGGATTTATTACGAAGATGGGAATGTTCTTCAAATCGAAAGATGCTAATATTCCTATTACACTACAAATTAGAACAGTTATAAATGGTTATCCTTCAAATGAGATCGTACCATTTGGTGAAGTTGTATTAGATGCAGCAGATGTAAGTATCTCTGATGATGCAGCTACTGAGACTGAATTTGTATTTAGATCGCCAGTTTATCTAAGACAAAACGTAGAATATGCAGTATGTTTACTTGCTAACTCAAATGAATATGAAGCATATATTTCTGAGCTTGGTCAAAATATGCTTGGTACTGATCGTCGTATTTCTAAGCAACCATATAACGGTGTTCTATTTAAGTCACAGAATGGTTCGACTTGGTCAGCAGATCAAACAAAAGATCTTAAGTTTAATGCTTATCGTGCACTATTTAGTACATCAAATAGTTCAACAGTTTATTGGGAAAATGCTGCTATTCAAGCAAGAAAACTTAAAGCAGATCCATTCTATACAACAAATGGTTCACAAGAAGTTTTAGTTAAGCATCCTAATCATGGAATGCCTTCAGGTTCTACAGTAACAATTGCTGGAACAACAGGAACAATTGCAGGTATTGCTAATACATCATTTAACGGTGACTTTACAATTACTGATGTTGAAATGGATCAATATAAGATTGATGTTGGTTCAGCAGCAAATGCTACAACATCTGGTGGTGGTGATGATGTAACTGCTACAGAAAATAAACATATCGATGTTATGAATCCAGTTGTACAACAAATTGTACTTCCAGGAACAAGTGTAGAATATGGTGTTAAGACTACTTCATCACGTTCATTAACTTCATCTGCAAGTGTTTATGTTCAAGATGCAAATTATTTTGATATTATTGCTAACTCAAATTATTATCCTGAATTACCAAAACAAGTTGCTTCAACAATTAATGAAACTAATTCAAATCTAAATGGTACTAAATCATTCTTTATGAGAGGTACACTTTCAACTACAGTTGATAACTTATCTCCAATGATTGACCTTGAAAGAGTATCATTAATTACAGTTGCGAATAGAATTGATAATCCAATTGGATCAGCTTCAACTGGATTTAATGTTGTAGATAATTTTGTTGCGGAGACAGAATCAAGTGGTGGTTCAGTTCTTGCTAAATATATTACACGTAAGATTAGTCTTGCAAATGCTTCGGTTGGTTTAAGAATTATCTTTGCAGGTAATAGACCTGATGGTTCTTATATTGATGTTTACTATAAGACACAAGAAGCAGGTTCTGAAACTCCATTCGAAGATTTAGATTGGACACTTGCTACTATTGATGATGCTGTTGCATCTACAGACGATGCTACACAATTCAATGATTACGAATATACAATTGATAATATTTCACCTACTTATACAACATTTGCTGTGAAAGTAGTAATGAGATCGCAATCATCTACTAAAGTTCCAAGAATTAGAGACTTTAGAGCAATTGCATTAGGTACATAATGAAAGTAAAAATAGTTGATAGAGAAGATTTAGTAAAAGATACAGCAACTGGTGCAGTTATAAATACAGATAATATAGCATTACAAAGAGCTAGAACAAGATCTGAAAATGCTGCTAAGAAAGCTGATGAGATAGAAACACTTAAGAGCGATGTTGCAGAGATTAAATCACTCTTAAAACAAATTTTAGATAGGGAATAATATGGCTGTTGTAAACGTATCACAAAGTAATACTTTTGAAGAATGGCGTCAAAAGACAAATGAGCTAGGTACAAATCTTGGAGATATGACTTCACTTGATAGTTCATTCTCTTCAACGACAATCGTCGATGCATTAAATGAATCTGTTACAAGTTCAGCAATTTATTCTCCATTAAATATTACAAATGGTGGAACTATTACTACTGATGATACTTCTTTTGAATTACAAGTAAGTTCTACAACTCAATTAACTATCGATTCAAATGGTGATGTTACAGCTACTCGTGATTTAATTGCTACAAGAAATGTAGAAGCAGTTGGTATTAATGCAAGTGGTAATTTAAC